AAATCATTTGGCGGTGGTTTTGTAGTTATCTCAGGAAGTAATTCACCAGCATCATTATCATCAAGACCATGTAGGATTGTTTTGTTAGACGAGGTTGATAGATACCAACCAACACCTGAAGGCGATCCTGTAGATTTAGCAAGAAAAAGAACATCTACCTTTTGGAATCGTAAAATCATAATGACATCAACACCAACCATAGATGGCATGAGTAGAATCCAAGATGCTTGGAATACATCAGATCAAAGAAAATATCATGTACCTTGTCCACATTGTAAAACCTATCAACATTTAGAATGGTCAAACATCAAATGGGATGATGATTTAAAAAATGTAAATTATGTTTGCAAAAGTTGTGGAGTTCTTATTGATGAATCCGATAAACCTTACATGATGCAAAATGGTAAATGGATTCAAGAAGGCAATAAAAGTAGTGTTGCTGGTTTTCATTTAAACGAATTGTATTCATCATGGCGAACATGGAAAGAAGTTGTAGAATCATTTTTAGTTGCTAAAAATAATCCTGAACAATTACGAGTTTGGGTAAATACATCATTAGGCGAATGTTTTGCAGAAAAAGGTGAAGAAATAGAATCAGATAGTTTATTGAATCGTAGAGAAAATTACGATCATGAAACTATACCTGAAAATGTTTTAGTTCTCAGTTGCGGAATTGACTGCCAATCAGATAGATTAGAAGCACAGGTTGTAGGTTGGTCAGCAGATAATCAAGTATATGTAATTGAATACAAAATCTTTTGGGGTGATCCTAACCAACTGGAAGTATGGAAAGAACTAGACGAATATTTATTATCTTCATTTACTAAAGAAAATAATCATAAATTAAAAATAGCAATAACTTGTATTGATTCAGGTTATGCCACACAAAGTGTTTATGGTTTTGTAAAACCAAGACAAGGCAGAAGAGTATTTGCTGTCAAAGGACAAAGTATAAGTGGCAAACCAATTGCCAATAGACCAACACAATCAGGCAGACAAAGAGTGAGTCTTTATCCAATCGGAACTGATACTGCTAAAGATACTTTGTTCAGTTGGTTGAATGTCGCAGAAGAAGATCAAGCTGGATACATCCATTTCCCAAGTACAGTTGATGAAGAATATTTTAAACAACTAACAGCAGAAAAAAGAATTATTAAGTTTCATCGTGGACAAAAAAAATTAGTTTGGAAACAAACAAGAGAAAGAAACGAAGCATTGGATTGTTTTGTTTATGCTCTTGCTGGATTTTATATTCTTTCGCCAAATCTAAATAAAATAAAAACCAAAAGCGAATCTCAAGAAGCACAACCTAAAGACACTAAAAAGAAAAACCTTATCAGTCGCAGAAGAAGAAATCATTGGGTTAATGATTGGTAAAAAAAAGCCACCTGATTAGGTGGCTCTTTTTCAATTTGGTATTAATTTAACCAAATTGTTATTAGGTCACCTGCCACAAAGACGCTAATGTGATGTGCAACTTCTTCTGCAACACCAAACTCTTTTTTTGTATTTTCAGAAATTTCTGCTTGATTAGCCCATTTGTGAAGCTGTTTCATAGAAACAGGTAAATTAAGCATCGCTGTTGAATTCATAAGCCTGTCAGTTTCAAACTTATTGTTCTCTGTATCTAAGCCATGACACTTAGAGAAAAAGCTGTATAAGACTTGGGTTTTTTCAAAACCATGCTCTTTACAATTTTTCTTGATGTATTTGATGTACTGTTCAAGGTCTTTAGCTGGTGCATATACATCAAATGTGACATTAGTTTTTTTATTCATCTCTAAAAGAACTTCTCTTTGCTCTTCAGAAAGATTTGTATAGCCACCATTCTCTTCACAAAAATCATCAGCTATTTTTTGATAAAAGCTAACATGATTTGATAAGGCATGAAGGCTTGGTGTGTTGTTGTGGTACTCTTTTTCTATTTTTATAATCATAATTTTCTCCTTTTTTTTAAAATTATATGATAACAATAGCAAATCCACAGAGATTTACAACTATTATTTGCAAATAAATTAAATTAATTTTATTTATCTTTTAATGATAAAATGCTTTTTAATTCTATTTTTTTAGAAGAAATTTTTGTATATAAAGTATGTCCAACGCATTTGACAGAACCAATTATCCAACTCAAGAACCAGATACTATTGTTGTAGGCGACAGATTATTATGGCGAAGAGATGATTTAGCTGACGAATATCCTACATCTGCTTATGCTTTAACTTATGAATTTCACGAAGATTCAGGTGGTGGTGGCTCACATAAGTTTGCTATTACTGCTACTGAAGCTGATGATACCTATTTTGTTGAAGTAGCATCGTCAACTACAGCTAGTTATGCAGATGGTGATTTTGTTTGGAACGCTTTTATAACTCGTTCTGCTGATTCTCAAAGAATAAGAGTAGATACAGGCAGAACAACAGTAGTAAAAAATCTAGCTAATACCAATGCTGATTTAAGAAGTCATGCAAAAAAAGTTTTAGATAATATTCAAGCTGTTCTAGAGAATAGAGCATCAATAGATCAATCTTCTTTTTCCATAGCTGGTCGTTCTTTATCAAGAATGTCAGTAGATGAATTATTAACTTTTAGAGATAGATACAAAGTAGAATATTTAGAAGAAATTAAAAAGGCAAGAATTAAAAATAAACAAAGGTCAGGTAACACTATAGAGGTTAAATTCTAATGGCTTGGTACGACAGATTTACAAGAAAACCAAAAAGAAGAAAAACACTTAATTTAAGAAAATACAATGGTGCAAGTACCAGCAGATTATTTTCTGATTTCTTACAAACATCAACATCTGCTGATGAAGAGATAAAAACCAATTTAAGATTATTAAGAGACAGATCAAGAGACTTAGCAAGAAATGATAGTTATGTGCAAAGATATTTGAATCTGATGCAATCCAATGTTGTTGGCAACAATGGTATTCGTTTATCAATGAAAGCAAGAAACGATGATGGCAGTTTGGATTTAGTAGCAAACAGAATCATTGAAGAGAAATGGCATCGATGGTGTCGTTTAGGTAATTGCACAACGAATGGCAGATTAACCTTTATCGACTGTCAAAAATTATTTATTGAATCTTTAGCAAGAGATGGCGAAGTATTAGTTCGTCATGTTAAGTCAAGAGATTCAGAGTTTGGTTATCAGATAGAGTTTTTAGAAGCTGATCATTTAGATGAAACTAAAAACGACAATCCTGAAAAGGGTGGTAATAAAATAAAAATGGGTGTGGAACTAAATGCAAGTAATAAACCTATTGCTTATTATCTCTTTAAAAATCATCCATTTGATAACCAATACTACGCAAGACAAAGCCACATCAGATTAAATGCTGATGAAATGATTCATGCCTATATTCCTAATAGACCTGAACAAAATAGAGGTGTGCCATTCACTGCATCTGCTATGGCAAATATAAAAATGCTTGGTGGCTATCTTGAAGCAGAAATAGTTTCTGCAAGAGTTTCAGCAAGTAAGATGGGATTTTTTACAAGTCCTGATGGCGATAGTTATGTGGGTGATGGCGAAGATGAAGAATATGTACCAATTATGAACGCTGAAGCTGGAACATTTGAACAGCTACCAGCAGGAATGGATTTTAAATCTTTTGATCCTGACCATCCTACATCTGCTTTTGAATCATTTAGCACACAAGTTTTAAGAAGTATTGCATCAGGTTTAAATATTTCTTATCACGCTTTAACCAATGACCTTAGTTCTGTAAATTACAGTTCTCTTAGAGCAGGTGCATTAGAAGATAGGGAGATGTACAGACTGTATCAAAGATTTACCATTGACCATTTCGTTAGACCTGTATTTGAAAGGTGGTTAGAGATGTCAATATCAAGTGGTGCTATCTCAACATCTCCAAGTACCAACCAACCTTTGCCAATGAGCAGATACGATAAGTTTGCTAATTCAGCAAACTTTATACCAAGAAGTTTTTCGTGGGTTGATCCACAAAAAGAAATGATGGCTTCTATAAGTGGTATGCAGTCAGGTCTAGTAACATTTCAAGATGTTCAAGCAAACTATGGTAGAGATGTTGAGGAGTTGTTTGAGCAACACGAAAGAGAACAGAAGTTAGCAGAACAATATGGTGTGAAAACAGCTTTCCAACCTTTTGGTATGAAGATGCCTGTTGAAGCTGACATACAGGGTGGCGAGGGTGGCGAAGATGGCTAGACCGAACGAAGGCATGAAAGTCGAAGCACAAAAAGGCTTGGATTGGCGAGAAGAATTTGGTCGTGGCGGAACTAGAGTAGGTGCGGTAAGAGCAAGACAGATAGTAGCTGGTGAAAATCTATCAGACGATACTATCAAAAGAATGTTTAGTTTTTTTAGCAGACACGAAGTCGATAAAGAAGCTGAAGGTTTTAATTCAGGAGAAGATGGCTATCCTTCAAATGGCAGAATAGCTTGGGCATTATGGGGTGGTGATGCTGGTTTTACTTGGTCAAGAAGATTGGTAGAAAAGATGAAAGAAGAACGACAAACATATAACGAAGAAGAAAATCAAACAAGACAAGAAACTATTGAATACGAAGTAATTATTAAAGCTGGTGATAATAAATATGGTGAAGGTAATAAATTTTATTTGGATGGAGAACTGTCACCAAAACTTTCAATGATTATAGATAATACTTACAAATTTGATTTATCTGATGCTTCTAATAAAACACACGCTTTAAGATTTTCTATTACAGAAGATGGTGTTCATAACGAAGGTGAAGCGTACACAAAAGGTGTAGAAGTATCAGGTAAGGCAGGTGAAGAAGGTGCATTTATATCAATCACAATTAATGAAGAAACACCTGATCTTTATTATTATTGCGTTAATCATTCAGGCATGGGTGGCAAAATATCAGTCATGAATGAAGAAGAAACCAGAGCAGTATCAGGTAAGGCTCTTAAAATGATTCAAAACAAAGTAGAAGAACATAATGAAGAAGTAGGCGATGTAAAATCTAAAAGAACTACTGTCGGAGTATTATCAAAAGTTTATGAAAGAGGGATTGGTGCTTATAAGACTAATCCAGCTTCTGTAAGACCTTCAGTAAGTAGTCCAGAGCAATGGGCAGCAGCAAGAATTAATAGTTACTTGTATGCCCTTCGCAATGGCAGATTTAGGAGTGGTAAACACGATACTGATTTACTCCCTGAAGGACATCCTTTATCAACCAAAAACAAAGAGGATAAATCTATGGAATATAAAGAAGATAGACATATCCTAAATGTTGAGGAAACAGACGATACTTATGTAGTATCTTTTGCTAAACATGAGGATATGGAAGAAATGGAAGATGATGAAAAAGATATGGAATCTCGACCATTTCATTATGATGAAGAAGATAAAGATGAAGAAGAAAGACTAGATAAGTCCGATATTGTCTATCGAACTCTAGACCTTTCAAGAGCATCTTATATCGATGAAGAAAAAAGAAGAGTGAGAATCGGAGTTAGTTCTGAAGAACCTGTTGAAAGAGATTTTGGCATGGAAGTAATCTCACATTCTGAAGAGGATATTGACACTAGCTTTATTGGTAGTGGTAGAAGTCCTTTACTCTTAGATCACGACATGAAAAAACAGATTGGTGTGGTCGAAAGGTATGAAATTGATTCTGCAACAAAAAGTGCGAAGGCAATCGTTCGCTTTGGTCGAAGTGAACTCGCAGAAGAAATTTATCAAGATGTCAGAGATGGTATTCGTCAAAATATCAGCGTTGGCTATAAGATAAATGGCATGGAACGTATGCGTGGCAACCAAGATGATAAGCCGATGTTCAGAGTATCAACTACACCTTTAGAGGTGTCGGTTGTTTCTGTACCAGCAGATCAATCTCAAGCTGTCGGAGTAGGACGTTCTGAAGATAAACAAACAACCATAAAGGTAAAAACAATGACTGAAGAAGTTAAAAATGAAATAAACCTTGATGAAGTTAGGCAAGAATCTGTTGCTGAAGCTAAAGCCGAATTCGTTAGAAATTCTAAAGAAATTATGGACTTAGCTGTTAGACACAACAGAAGAGACTTAGCTGACAAGGCTATTCAAGATGGTAACTCAGTAGAAGAATTTAGAGGAATCTTATTAGACCAAATAGCGACTGATAAGCCTTTAGAAACTCCTGAGATTGGCATGAATAAAAAGGAAGTACGTCAGTTTTCGATTATGAAAGCAATCAATGCTTTAGCTAATCCAACTGACAGAAAGGCACAAAGAGAAGCTGAATTTGAATTTGAATGTTCAGAAGAAGCATCTAAACACTATGGCAGAACTGCACAAGGTATTATGTTACCACCTGAAGTTATGGCTAATTGGAACACTAGGGATTTGAATGCGTCTGACGATGCTGGTCTTGTTGGACAAGATTTCAGACCTGAGAGTTTCATTGACGTACTCAGAAACGCATCTGCTGTAATGCCATTGGCTACAAACCTAAATGGACTATCTGGCGATGTTAAGATTCCTAAGAAAACATCTGCCGCTTCTGCCGCTTTTATTAGTGCTGAAGGTGGTGCATCTGGTGAGTCTGAAATGGTAATTGGCTCAGTGACCATGTCACCTAAGACTGTTGGAGTGCACACAGACGTTACGCGTCAGCTGATGCTTCAATCATCTTTAGATGTTGAAAACTTAATTCGTGATGACTTAGCTAAATCAATGGCAATTGCAATTGATGATGGTGCTTTAGAAGGTAGTGGTTCTAGTGGAAATCCAAGAGGTATCACTAACACTTCAGGTATCAATACTGTTTCTTTAAGTAGTGCCGCCGCACCAACTTTCGCAGAAATGGTTTCAATTGAAACAAGTGTTGCTGTAGATAATGCTTTAGTGGGCGATTTAGCTTACATCATTAATCCAGCTAACTTCGGTACGCTAAAAACTACTGCTAAAGATTCAGGTAGTGGTTTATTCGTAGCAGAAAATGGACAAGTAAATGGCTATCCTGTAGTTGTTTCTAATCAAATTACTGCGAATAACTATGTGTTCGGAAACTTCAATGACCTATTAATTGGGTTCTTTGGTGGTTTAGACATTACTGTTGATCCTTACTCTAACTCTACTTCAGGTACAGTTAGAATCGTTGCTCTACAATCAGTAGATGTAGCTGTAAGACACGCAGTTTCTTTCTGTAACGCAAGTTAATAGATGGTATTAACAACTGAAAAGGCAGTAGGGGTTTTCTCTACTGCCCTTTCTAAAAACAAGGAAGGCAAAATGAAAGTTTTAATTCTTAGAGATACAGTTGCTGATGGCAAAAAAGTTTCTGCTGGTGATGTTGTCGAATTAGATAACGATACTGCTAATACTTTAATGAGTTATGGCAAAGCGGAAGCATCCGATGGCAAAGTATCTGAAAAAAAAGATAGAAGTGTTGGTTTAGAAAAATCAGAAGTCAAAGTCAAAAGGAGAAAGGAAAAGTAAATGGCTTTAGAATTTGATGCTGATTTTGATGGCTACTTTGATGATTCTTATGGACATGGTGTATCTGCTACTTATACTGTTAGCGGTGGTTCTGCAACAACTATCAAGGTTATCCTTGAAGATGAATATTTATCAGTAGATGGTTTAACTGTTGGAGTTGAGAGTAGTACACCTGTCGCATATTGCAAAACCAAAGATGTACCATCAGCAGGTCATGGTGATACTTTAGCTTTTTCAGCATTAACAGATTTAGATGGCAATACTTTAAAAGGTGCAAAAACTTATTCTGTT